TCCGTGATCCATGAACGCGCGCGGAACGCGAAGCGCGCGGCCCTGAGTGCGGCCCTCGGAAAGTCAGACACGTGGGCAAGCAAGGTGCTGGACGGCGAATCCGGCGTGCTGCTGGACGACCTGCCCGGGTTCCTCAAAGAGTTGGGCCTGCGCGTGGTTGGCGTGGATCGTGTCTGCGTGCCGAAGGACGAGTATCTGGCCTATCGGGCGCTGGCTGCGCAATACCTCAAGCAGCCTCAACGGCTGGAGGAGGACTGGGAATGACCGCCGTCTATTTCCTGCTGTGCTATGGCGCCGCGTCCTGCGTGATCGCGGTCGTTGTGGGACGGTGCATCGCGTGGGGGGAAGAGTGAGCTACGCCGATTTCGTGACGCGCAAGCTGGCGATGGTTGCGCCTGTGGGATATGCCGATCCGGGCGAAATGCCGTCGCACCTGTTCCCGCACCAGCGCGACCTGACGGCATGGGCGTTGCGCCGTGGCCGGTGCGCGATCTTTGCGGATACAGGACTCGGGAAAAGCCGCATGGAAGTGACATGGGCCGACGTGGTGACGCGCCGCGAGGGTAAGCCGGTGCTGATCCTCGCCCCGCTTGCTGTGGCCGCGCAGACGGCGCAGGAAGGCGCGGATATTGGCGTGCGCGTGACTGTGTGCCGGGACGATTCCGATGTGCGCGAGGGCGTGAACATTACGAACTATGACCGGTTGCATCGGTTTGACCCGTCGCGGTTTGCGGGGGTTGTGCTGGACGAGTCGAGCATCATCAAACACCACGACGCCAAAACCCTGCGCATTCTTATGGATGCGTTTTCGCGGACTCCGTTTCGGCTGTGTGCTAGCGCGACGCCGGCCCCGAACGATTGGACCGAACTGGGCACGCATGCCGAGTTCCTCGGGATCTGCAGGCGCGTGGAAATGCTTTCGGAGTTTTTTACCCATGACGGTGGCGAGACGAGCGTATGGCGCTTGAAGGGGCACGCCCGCGAGTTGTTTTGGCGGTGGGTGGTGTCTTGGGGCGCGTTGATCCGTCGCCCGTCCGATCTTGGGCACGACGATAAGGCGTATGCCCTGCCGCCATTGCACCTGCACGAGCATGCGGTCGAAGTGGAAATGCCCACGAACGGCATGCTGTTTGCTCTTGAGGCGCAGACCTTGAGCGAGCGCCGGGACGCACGCCGCGCCAGCTTGGCGGATCGCGTGGCGGAGTGCGCGCAGCATGTCAACACCGACCGGCAGCCCTGGGTGGTGTGGTGCGATCTGAATGCCGAGGGTGACGCGCTGCGACAGGCGATTCCCAATGCGGTCGAGATCCGGGGCAGCGATGACGCCGATGTGAAGGAATCGCGGCTGCGTGACTTTGCCGAGGGTCGGACGCGCGTGCTGATCACGAAACCTTCGATTGCCGGGTTTGGCCTGAACTGGCAGCACTGCGCCCGCATGGCGTTTGTGGGTGTGACTGACTCGTTTGAGTCGTACTACCAGGCTGTGCGCCGTTGCTGGCGATTCGGGCAGACCAAGCCCGTTCACGTTCATATCTTTGCCAGCGATGCCGAGGGCGCGATTGTGGCGAACCTCAAGCGCAAGGAGCGCGATGCCCTTGCGATGGCCGAAAGTCTCAGCGCAGAAACGCGCGACAGCGTGCGCGAGCAGGTGAGCGGCACGCAACGGCAGACCAACCCCTACAACGCCGACAACGTGATCCGCGTTCCGGCTTTCCTGCGGAGGGCAGCATGAATTGCATTGACCAAGTGGTGACCGATCAATACGCGCTGTATCACGGCGATTGCGTGGAAGTCGTGAAAGGCTTGCCCGACAAGAGCATCGGCTATTCGATCTTCTCACCGCCGTTCGCGTCTCTTTACACCTACAGTAACAGCCCGCGCGACATGGGCAACTGCAAGAGCGACGCGGAGTTTTTCGAGCATTTCGGCTACCTGATCGACGAACTGGCGCGCGTGATGATGCCGGGGCGTGAAGTCTCTTTCCATTGCATGCTGATGCCGACCAGCAAGGAACGGGATGGATACATCGGTCTGCGCGATTTTCGGGGCGACCTGATCCGGGCGTTTCAGGCGCGCGGGTTCATCTTTCACTCGGAAGTGGTGATCTGGAAAGACCCGGTAACGGCGATGCAGCGCACCAAGGCGCTCGGGCTGCTGCACAAAAGCGTGCGCGGCAACGCGGCGATGTGCCGGCAAGGAATCCCGGATTACTTGGTGACGATGCGCGCCCCAGGCGAATCGGAACGGGTGACGCACACGGTCGAGGAATACCCCGTGGACGAATGGCAAAAAGTGGCGTCGCCGGTCTGGATGGACATTAACCCGAACGACACGCTGCAATACATGAGCGCCCGCGAGCATGACGACGAGCGCCACATTTGCCCGTTGCAGCTTGAGGTGATCCGGCGCGGAATCAAGCTGTGGACGAATCCGAGTGACATCGTGCTGTCGCCGTTCTTGGGCATCGGCAGCGAGGGCTATTGCGCCGTTGAAATGGGGCGTCGATTTGTCGGGGTGGAACTGAAAGAAAGTTATTACCGACAAGCGTGCGCGAATGTGGCGAATGCGCAGAAGAAAACGCAAGACCTGTTTGCGGATGCCGCATGATCCTCGCCACCCTTCAATCCCTCGCCCGCCGCGCCATGCGTGGCGTGCCGCATCAGGATCCCGACGAGACGGTGCGGATGCTGTCCGCGCTCACGGACGCAGAACGGACGCGCGCCGGGGCGATGTATGCATCGCTTGTGGGCGAGCGTTTCGTGGCCGCGCATGTGGGGCGACGCGATCCGCGGGCAACGGGATCGCCCGCCCGCGACTTCCTGAATCGTCAAGCGGCCGCGCGTAGGGCGATTGAGGCGCGGAGGGATGCGCGTGTTTGAGCTTCGCATCCCCGAGAGCCTGGCCGCGCTGCCTGGGCGACGCCATGTCTGCATCGACGACGGACTCGACGACCGGCTGGCCGAGGTCGAAGCGCGGATTGCCGAGGAGAACGAGCGGGCAGAGCGCGGCCGCGCCGCGTGCGCCGCCTACTACGCGAAGAACCGCGAGGCCATCCTCGAGCGGCAGCGCGAGAAGCGCCGCAACGCTGGCTGCAAGGTGGTGCGACAGGTGAGCGAGGCAGAGAAGGCCGCGATCCTGCGTGACAAGGCCCGCGGCGACACCTGGGATGTGATTGCGCTGCGCTATGGGTACGGCAAGGCCAAGATCTACGCGGCAGTCGGGCACGTGCCGAAGGCGCGCCGATGAGCGATTCCGTCGTCGACTCCGTGCGCGCCGCAGTCAAGGCCAAGCCCGGCATGCTGGCCAAGGAGGTGCTGGCGGCTGTCGACACCACCGACAGCCAGGTGACGGTGTCCTCACTTCTCCACACCGAATGGAAGGCCGGCCGGATGGTGCGCTGTCAGACCAGCGATGGATACCGCTACGCGACGGCCGGGTTCATGCCGCCCGCCGAACGCGACCAGTCGCCCCCAGCGACCGCCGCAAGGGAAGCGCCGGCGCCCCGCCCGGGCCGCACCGGCGTGCCGAACCGGCCGACTCCGACGCCAGAGTTCATCGTGGTGACCGTCGACGGCGGCGAGGTCGGCGTGTTCCACCGCGAGTCGCGTGTCGGAATGCTGCTGGACAAGGAAACCGTGGCGACCATTGTCGCGGCGATGCGCAAATGACCGACACCAGAGGGAACCGAAATGGCTAGGGCCAGAAACATCAAGCCTGGCTTCTACAAGAACGAAGACCTGGCGGAATGTTCGATTTGGGCCCGCTTCATCTTCCCCGGCCTGTGGATGCTGGCCGATCGTGAGGGTCGCCTCGAAGACCGTCCGAAGCGCATCAAGGCGGACCTGCTGCCGTTCGACGGCCAGGAGGTCGAGCCGCTGCTCCGCGAACTGGAGGCCAACGGGTTCATCGTCCGGTACGCGAACGAGGACGGGAAATTCATCGCCATCACCAAGTTCCACAAGCACCAGACTCCGCACTATACCGAGAAACAGAGCGTCATCAAGCCGCCAGATTCCGGGAAACCGGCTCCACCTATAGGGCCGGACCCCAAGAAAATGGATGGAACTGGCGGCGATGATGGCGGAACGATTCCAGGAGAAACCCGGAATGACGGGCCGTTAAAGAGGGGGTCGAAACCCCCTGATTCTCTGAATCCTGATTCTTTGAATCCTGATTCCGTTGCTGCTGGCGCAGCAACACCGCGCGCGCGCCCGACCACCCCCGGCGAGGCCTGCGCGGCGATGCGCGATGCCGGCATGCAGGCGGTCAACCCCAGCCATCCGACGCTCATCGAGCTCCTCGAGGCCGGCATCACCGCGGAGCAACTCGGCGACCTGACGCGCGAGATCTTCGCCGACAAGGGCCCCAAGCCGGCGGCCTACGTCCTGGCCACGGCAGCGGGGCGCTTCAAGCGGGGCGGCAGCCTCGACGCACTCAAGCCCCACGACCGCGACGCCGAGCGCGCGCACGTCATCAAAACCCTCACCGGAGGCGGCCATGCAGGCTCTCACCACACCATCGACGGCGTTGCCACCCGAGTGGATTGAACGCCTGTTCGGACGCATGGCGAGCGCCTACGGTTCGCTGTTCGCCGACCGCTGGCGCGGTGTCGACCTGGTCGCGGTGCGCCGCGACTGGGCCGAGCAGCTTGGCGGATTCACGCGGGATGAACTGCGCCGCGGCATCGCCAACCTGCCCAACTTCCCGCCGACCCTGCCCGAGTTCAAGGCACTCTGCCGGCCCAAGCCGCACCCCGAGGCGGCATTCGCTGAGGCTGGCCGGTTGATCGGGCGCCTCGATGGCTGGTCGGATTGCTCGGTGTTCTGGGCGGCGCGCGAGATCGGCGCGCATGACCTCAAGTCGCAGCCCTACCACGCGGTGCGCGGGCGCTGGCTCGACGCCATGGATCGGCATTGGCGTGACCGCAAGCCGATTCCGGAGCCGGCGCCCGTGGTGGCGGTCATCCCGCCCGACGTCGCCGCTCAGGCCGCTGCCAAGCCGCTGACCGAGGACGAGCGCAAGGCCCTGCTCGAGCGCGTCCGAAGCTGGCGCCCGAAGGGCATCGTGGTCACACGGCCTGCGGAGAGCGCGCCGGATCCGGACGCCGAATTGCGCCGCGCGGCCGAGCGCGAAATCGAGGGGAGGGCGGCGTGATCCGCGCCTACTACTCCGCCCAGGCGCGGCCGATCGCACCGAAGCGCGGCGAGTCGATCGAGCAGGCATTGGAGCGCAGCCATGACGCGCGCCTCGACATCCCGCTCAAGGCGGGCGAGAGCTTCGAGGACGGCCTTGCGCGCGTGGCGCCGCTGATCCGTGATTCCTTGGGAATTGCGCCGGCTCCGGAGGTTGACCCGCTGCGGTGGGCGGAGATGAAGCGCATGGCGGAGCCGCGGTGATCGTTCTCACGCTCCCGTACCCGATCAGTGCAAATCGCTACTGGCGCCCGGTGCGCATCGGAAACCACATCACCATCGTCCCGACCAAGGAGGCGAAGGCGTATCGAACCGAGGTTGCGTGGCTCGCGCGCGCGGCTGGTCACGGAAAGCCGGTGCAGGGGCGCGTGGCCATCAGCCTGCGCCTTTATCCGCAGCGACCGCAGGACTGGGCCAGGCGTGCGCAGCGCGACCTCGCGGGGTGGGATGACGACGTCCGCTGCATCGACCTGGACAACGCGAACAAGGTCGTGCTGGACGCGATCAAGGGTGTGGTGATCGAAGACGACAGGTGGGTGCGCCGCCTGCATGCCGAGCGCATGGAGCCCGACGAGCGAGGCGCACGGGTAATTCTGACGGTCGAATCGGTGGCGCGCGTGGAGAGCCCGCAACTGGAGTTGGCGGCATGAAAACGGCACGGCCTAAAAAGGGTGTGGCAGAGACGCGGCAGGTTTTCCTCGCCGCCATCGCGTCGGGTGACACCGTGGCGGGAGCGGCGAAGAAGGCAAAGGCCGGACTGCGTACGGTCTACAACTGGCGCGAGTCGAACAAGGTGTTCCGTGAAGCCTGGGAGGACGCCAACGAGATGGGTATTGCGACCCTCGAGCAGGAGGCAATCCGTAGGGCGCGGGACGGTGTGCTGAAGCCGGTCTACCAGGGCGGAAAGAAGGTCGGAACGGTGCGCGAACACAGCGACACGCTCCTGATTTTCATGCTCAAGGCGAAGCGCCCGGACGTGTACCGAGACCGCATTTCCGCAGAGTTGACCGGCAAGGGCGGCGGTCCGATCCAGAGCGAGACAACGACGGCAGAGCGTCCGCGCATGACCCCGAAGGAGTGGCTGGAGGCCCACGGCGTCGACCTGAAGGAAATTGCCGATGGTGTGGGATCCGCAACCCGGCCCGCAGACCAGCGCACTGCTGGCTGATTGGGTCGATGACCTATTCTTCGGCGGCGAGCGTGGCGGCGGGAAGTCAGACTTCCAACTTGGCTACCAGGAAGACGGCGCGTTGTTCTACGGCGCCCGGCACCGCGGCATCATGTTCCGAAAGACCTACCCCGAGATCGAGGAGCTTCAGAGCCGCGCCATCGAGCTATTCCCGGAGTCCGGCGCGGTCTACAAGGTCCAGCCGTCAAGCGATTACCCGTTCTCGAACTGCTGGTACTGGCCTGGCGGGGCGAGCGTGAAGATGCGCTACATGGAGCGCGAGGCGGACTATGGTCGCTACCACGGCCACCAGTACACGCGGGTCAGCTTCGACGAGGTGACGGAGTACGCGACGCCTGGCGGGATGCGGCGCATGCAGTCCACCCTGCGCAGCGCGGCCGGCGTGCACTGCACGATGCGGGCGACCGGGAACCCGGGCGGGCGCGGGCACGTCTGGGTGAATCAGCGCTACGTGAGCGGGCGCCGGCCGTTCACGCCGTGGCGAGACGCCGACAGCGGCCTGCTGCGCATGTTCATCCCGTCCAAGCTCGACGACAACTCGCGCATGCCTGACCGCGACCAGTACCGGCGCAACCTGCTGGCCGCCACGGCGGGCAACGACGCGCTGCGGAAGGCGTGGCTGCGAGGCGACTGGGACATTGTAGTAGGCGCGTTCTTCGACTGCTGGTCGGAGCGCCTGGTGATCGGCATCCCGTGGAAGCCGCCCGCGCACTGGACGCGGTTCGGAAGCTTCGACTGGGGCTCCGCGAAGCCGTTCTCGTACAGCCTCTACGCGATAGCCAACGAGGAAACCTTCGTGCGCGTCGGAAAGAAGGAAATCCGCATCCCGCGTGGCGCGCTCGTGATGTACGCCGAGTGGTACGGCGCCAAGGAGGGCGAGACGAACGTCGGCCTGAAGTTGACGGCGGAACAGGTAGCAGACGGAATCCTTCGCCTGGAGCGAAACGAGTCGAAGATCGACTACCGCGTCGCCGATCCGTCGATCTGGAAGGAGGACGGCGGGCCCAGCGTGGCAGAACGCATGTTCCGCTACCGCGCTCCGTGGGACAAGGCGCCGACACCGCGCTGCGTGCAGTTCCGTCCGGCGGACAACAGCCGCGTGACCGGGTGGGACCAGGTGCGAGGACGCATGCTCGGGGAGATGCAGGGCAGCGACGCGAACGACATGCCGGTGTTCGGCGACCCGCTGATCTTCTTCACGACAGCCTGCCCGGCCGCGCTCAAGTTCATGCCGGCCATGCAGCACGACGACCACAAGGTCGAGGACATCGACACCGACAGCGAAGACCACAAGGCGGACGACGTGCGCTACGCCTGCATGTCCAGGCCGATCAGCCTGGTTCCGAAGCCGCGGGCGGCGCCTGCGCACCCGCATTCCGTTGCCGCACTTTTTGGAGACCGCAAAGCATGACCACAGCATCCCCCCTTCTGGCCATCACCGTCGAATCCCTGCAGGAGATGATCG